TTGAGGTCCTATAGTTCCAACAGGTCCTTGAGGTCCTATATTTCCTGTAGGTCCTGGGTCTCCTTCAGGTCCCGGAGGTCCTATAGTTCCTTGAGGTCCTGGGTCTCCTGTAGGTCCTGCGTCTCCGTCAGGTCCTGGGTCTCCTGTAGATCCCTGAGCTCCTGTTCCTCCAATAGGTCCTGTTCCTCCAGTAGCTCCAATAGGTCCTGTTCCTCCAGTAGCTCCAATAGGTCCTTCTGGTCCTTCTGGTCCTTCATCTCCTTGATCTACCCTAGAAAAAGCCTGGGTTTGTGTAATAGTTGCTTCATTACCTAAAGAATCTACTATAATTACTTCGAAATCTATTTTTGGGGAGTCTGTAGCAGATAAATTAAGATTACTAGTATCTCCATAAACTATACTATTAGCATTTTCCGTCGGAGTTGCATCTGGGTCTATATCAGACCCTGTAACACTATTAACTCTGAAAGAAGGAGTGGTGTAAGGATTTGAACTGTCATAAGGAATAGTAGAAACACCGAAAAATGCAGTTATTGTAGTTCCTGTCCCTGTATAATCTATTGTAAGCTCATCTGAAGATACTGGGATAGTATCAGAAGAATTACTAAGCACAACTGAAAATCCTGATTGACCCCCAGGTAATTCGGCTTCTTGCCCTGCAAATTGCGTGGGATTTATAACAGAACGTACCGTTTTACCTTTTACTTGCGAAGTATTTCTTCTAGGTCTTACAACTGCATACCGTACCCAATAATATACTGTTGTAGGGACTAAACCTTGAGTTGTATCTAAAAAATAACTTTCTTTAGTAGTTCCTATTAATTCCGCAGTATCAAAATCATTAGTGATACTTCTAAAAACTTCTGTAACATAGTTAGTTTCATCAAAATCAGAAGAATTTGTCCAATCTACTCTTAGTCCCCCAACTCCAAAGGTAAAAGAAGAGCCGGAGTCCAATACTGGAGCTGTAGGTAGAGCTACAGGAGCTATACCTATATCCGTTGATTCAAATTTGGATCTTTCTAAAGCGGAAACTATAAATGCTTCTTCATTATGTTCGAAAGCTGTAATTTTAACAAGACAATCAGGAGATATATTTATAGTATTAATTCTGAAGTATTTATTTTCCCATCCAAATCTATCATGAGATAGTTGTATTAAACTACCTGGAAGTAGTCTAATACCTTTAGGACCCATAGTAAAATTAATCTTTATACCATATCTAGATTCTTCCAAATATTGTTTTGCATTTATTCTAGAATTGAAGTAATTAGTCACATATGGAGTTTTAAAGTCACCCTTCTTAGGAACCGATCTATCTTCTACTAAATAATCAGAATTGAAAAAAGTCACTTCCCTAGAATCGTATCTATTGGCGGGGTCGGGTATTCCTACAGTTACAGAATTAAAAGTTCCTCTCTGACCCCCATCTTCTACGTTTATACTACCTATTAGGTCGTCTTGGGTTATTACTTGAACTTCCGAATCGAAAACTTCGTCTTCTGCTCCAGTTTCAACATCTAGTTCGAATTTACCATTAGAATATCTAAGTATACCATTAAAATGATTTAACATGCTGTTAACATTATCGAATAATGGTTTGGAAGTGTCTAATATAGTATTAGTTTGATGTCTGGTTACATTTCTCTGTTGCTGATCATCCCAACCTAAGTATTTCCAATATTTAACATCATCAGAATCATACAAAGAATATCCTGAACCTATTATACTTCCATTTATTTTTTTAACTAAAGGATTGCCCTCAAAAGTAGAAACAAAAGCAACTCTCGCAGTTGCAGGAGAATCTGAAGGTTCACTAGTCGTATAAGTGCTTTGAAAGGTTAATGTAGTGGTCCCGGTTACTGTTATATTAGCTCCAGAAATATTAAAACCCGTCCCTGTAGTAGCTCCTGTTATAGTGATTACAGCCCCTGTTTCTAATCCATGAGCACTATTTGTAGTTACAGTAGCTGTTGTTCCATCTCCTGTTATACTATCTATGTCTATACTTGAATATGATATATCTACGGATAAAGACGCGTCTCCCGATCCTGTAACTTTAGTTAGGTTTAAACTAGTAAGCCCTGCTGTAGTGGGTTCTGCTACTGCACCCGAACCTACAGCTTCGTACAAAGAGGGGGTCTTAACCCCTAGAATATCTGTATTGTGCCATACTAAATCACCGTCATTATAAACTTTTCCATCAATCCATTTATGAGCTAACTTTCCTATTACATTTGTAAAGGTGACTTCTTTATAAGGAACTCCCCGAAAAGAAATTGCAGATACTGATTTAACAGTTCCTTGAAACTTAAAACTTTCCGGAGAAGAACCGTCTTGATATTTATAAACTGCGGGAGGGCTATCATTCGGCGATATATCTGCAGAACCAGGGCACAATATAGTAACATCAGATTGAGTATCGCAAACTCTAGCAGAAACTAAAAAACTATCTTTATTAATATCTTTATTAATGTCTAAGTCTTTACCATATCTTTTACTAGTTAAATAATCTAGTAGTTGTATAGCGGGATTTGTAGAAACCCTATTATCATCGGGAGAGTATATAACTATAGAATCTGTAAACGTAGGAGGGCTAGCCCCGTCCTCTTTTTTAGGTATAAAAGAAGAATCCCAGTTTTTATCTACTCGTATTACTTGATGGTCTGCAGCATATCCTGTTATATTTCTCGTCTGTACTTTAGTGGAGCCATCCTTAGAAAAAGTTCTTGTTAAAACAATTTGCATCCCATTATAGAAGTCAGTTTGCAAAGAAGCGTTAGGATTTGGTGTACGGAAAGCTAACGTCCCTGTAGGCGAGGATGTAACTTGAGTATCAAAAGCAATAGTAGTGTTTGGGCTACTAAAAGAAATACTTGAAACTTTAGTGCCCGAAACAATTCCCTCTCCAGTAACTACATCTCCTACAAAAATACTGGAAGTGAGATCCTCGGCTATTTCAATAGTGTCCTCGGTTGGAGACGTATTGTCAGTAAAAGTATAATCCGCTTCAAGAATAGAATTAAAAGAATTGCCAATGTTAATACCATTAGCCATAAAAATTTTTCTACCTGTTTCTAGTCCTGCAATATTGCTAGAAGAGTTTACTAAGCGACCATCTGCACCTACAGTTGTAGTATCTGCTATTTCATTTTCTAATAAGCCTGCGTCTTGTTCAATCTGTAAATTTTCTACTTCGGCTTCGTCTGCGGTCATTGCAAACATATATTGGTTATTAGTTGCATTGTGCTGGAAAGCGTCTCTTACTAGTTCTCCTAAAGGCTCTCCCTCTGCAGTTCCATAAGCTGTTCCTCCCTCATCAGCAACAGATACATACTCTATTGTTGCCTCCATAGTTACTTTAATATCATGTGTTAGATATGCATGATCCCAAGTAACCATATGCCACTTATTGCCAGGACTAGTTTGATCCGATACATAAAAAGCAGTAACACTTCCCAAAGAAGGATCTTCATGCAAACGAATTCTCTTTTTTGACTCTTCTGGAATTTGAAATATACTTTCAATAACTCCAGTACCTAAACTAGAATCATCACTAGTTTTCTTCAAATCTACCGTCTGCCCCACACTGAAATTAGCTATATCGTCGGAAGAGTATTCATCAGAAGAATCATGGACATAGGAGTGATCATAATTATAACAATTAATTAATTTTCCTCTAACTACATATTCTATGTGAGGTATTTCTGTCTCTCCCTCGCTGATTCGATAGTTGGCTACTACATAAGCAGTATCTAATAGTCTGTGATTAGCTCCCCAGTAATCGGCGGTAGACTCGTAATAAGTTCCTTGTATTTTAAATTCATTAGCTTTAGCTTTTAAAGCCAACATACTACTAGCTTTTTGATTGTATTTGCCTGTATGTATAGAAAGCCTAACATCTATAGGACTATCAAATATAGCTCCTTTTTCATGAGAAATACCTGAAGAAATTGTAGCTCCTGAAGTTGTTCCAAAAATAAAGTTTGCTTGCGGTCCAGCCGCGTTCGATTCTGCAACATTTATTAGTTCTGCGGAGCCATAATCGTTTGCCCAAGGTTGTTGTTTTAAGACTGAACTCACTAGATCAAGGGCTGTTAAAGTGCTATAGTCTACAGTATCTATACCTTGCAGAACATTACCTAAGTCCATTCTACCTATACAAACTACATCATTTCCGTCAGTAACTCCTGATCTAGCTCCTTCATCAATTTTATCTAAACAAATACTATTTTGATCATCAAAGTATACATCGTATATACCTCCGATTTCTCCCTCACATAGTGCATAAGCAACATATACTAAGGAGGAATCGTCTTTATCAGTATCTGCAAATATAGGAATAGAGTCTATTCTTTGAACACCGTATACTACTGGTAAATACTTAGCTTCTAAATTGAAACGAAGGTCTGCTTCTCTGTCAACTTCTACTTCATATTCTTGTAAAGAGTATGATTTTTTTAATCCAAACCAACTACTCTTTTTCTTCATTCTCATTTTAGTTTCTTTAACTTGATAAGTAGCTATAACATTTATAGCCTGCTCCGAGTGAGCAAAACCCAAGTCATTAGCATACTCAGGATCAATAAGAGCTAGAGGATTGGAAACTCCGTCAGGGGATAAAGCTCTATGGGCAGCGTCAGAAGTCATTCTTCCATTAACTCTAACAAAGTCTCCCCAGTGGCTGGAGACAGTCCAAGAAACTCTAGATTTTGAATTAGGATCTTCTACTATTTTAGCTACAGAAATGATACCTTTAAAAGCTAAATAAGGTTCCCCTATAATTGCTCCAGTTTCGGGATTTATATGAGCTTTATATATGAATACTTCCCTATTTACATATCCCGCATATGTATCTGAATCTTTTCTATTTAAAATACTAATTACTTCTTCGGAAGCAAATTCTAAAGAATAATAAATACCATTTTCTGTAGTTAGTCCAGTATCAGAATCTCCTGTAGGCATATAAGTATAGTGTATACGAGTATTATTTTCTGAAAAACGATCAATCCTTACATACTTATTATGGTTGCTACTATAAGGACTACTAGTATCTACAAGTTTTATTTTATCGCCTTCTAAAAAGCCTGCATCTACGAAATCTGTATTTCCCGTCCCATAGGATTCTATGTACGTGCTAGTAATAACTAAGGCTTCAGAAGGGGTTGAAGTTGATAAAGCAGAGGAATCTAAAGTTATATTGATAGTAGATGCGCGAGCTTCCGTTGTTTCGGAAACAGCCCCTACGCTAACAAGTGCGTTAGCTACATAGGTTTGAGAACCATTAGCGTTACTCTGAGAATCTAAGGAACCGTCGTCAAATTCTATACTGAAAGACGCATCTGTGAGATAGGCATAATCCTCCGCTCGTTCTCCGGGCTTGCCTGTAATAGTTTTTATGGCTTTTTCGAATTTTACAAGGTGGGCATATACAAATGGATCTTCGGAATTAAGGGACGCCTCCAAAGTAGAGTTAAGAGCTCTCTTAGTCATACTACTGTACCTCTTTTAACTTTAAAGAAAAATTATATAAATTATCAACTCCTAGAGAATACTCTTGAATACTTTTGTCTAAAATTACTTTGATTTTTGGAGAAGTGAAAGTAAGTGTTGCGGATGCATCAGTAGCTCTCTGAAGTCCCGGAGTAAAGCTAATTCTTAATTCTTCTGTGGCAGGCTGCCCTCTCGAACTAAGATAGTCTGAATTAGTTTCTACTCTAGTAACCATGTAAGTTTTTTTATGGTTGGAATCGCTAGAGTCTGCTATATTGAATAAATCTCCAGGTATTGGAGTCTTATCAACACTTACATCATAACTGACCGCAGTAACGCTATCAAGAATAGAATCCCCTGCTGAACCTGCATCTCCCGATAAGGTATCGGAAAAACCACTAGCTGCAAAAGTAGTGTCTCTAGGTGCGGCATACTGAGGAAGTTCTACATAAAAGGGACTTAACATTCCTCGCTTTTCAATAAGAAAAGCATATATAGGTTCAAACTCTGCTCTGGTCATGGGGTTGTAAGAAATATCTATAGACCAATTATGTGCGCCTACAGCTCTGCTAAGCAGTCTGCCTGAATTAGTTTTACTAGTCATAGTAGGGCTATTAGAAGATAATTTTACAGAAGCATATCCTGGCCCCGTTGCAGTACCTGTTTGAGTAGTTCCTCCAGAATAATCTATGGATTGAGTAGGAGAAGGCAGTATATTTTGAAAATCAGTAAAAACAGCCATGATTAAGCCCTATCTATTCTTACAGAATTAGGTATAGATAATGCTTCTGTATCTATATTGTTATAAAAATCTTCTCCATGTGCATTAGTTGCTGTTCTAATCATTGAGATAATGTTTCCTGTTTGACCTTCCATAACTCTATCAACTCCTTCTGAATCAAGAGCTTGAATATTAATATTAACGTTAGTGGGTGCAGTTTGTCCTATTTCATTATTAGGTACTACTCTTCCCGGCATCTCTGGCACAAATAATTCTGGCCCTTGCTCTCCTACTACATAACCCGCGGTTCTTCCTCCAGTAGCTCTATAATTTGCTCCCATAAACGCAGGAGTGAAGTTTTCAGGACCTCCAGTTCCTTGAGCGCCTCTGAGGTAGGCGAGCTCGCCGCCGGCACTTTGAGATTTAGCTAAATCTACAGAAGATTTTCTTTCTCCTACTGCTATGGTTGGGGTGGCTGGGGCAGATCCAACACTACCTCCTCCGCCTTCATAAGACGTTCCTGCAATAATAGCAAGTTGAGCTGCTCCCATAACTAAAGCTACACCAGCTAAGACGGGTGCTAACATTCCAAATTCAGATTCGGCAGCCATAATACCCATATAAGCTGCAGCAGTATTCATAACTGTTTGAGCCATCATCATTTTCTTATTCTGCTCAAAAGCTTTTCTCTTTTGAGATTCTTTTTTAGCTTCTAATTGTTTGATTTTATTTAAGCTTTCTTTTGATTTTCCGTCTCTTTTCTTTTCTGCATCTATTTCTTTATCTATTCCCGCTATTTTTGCATTACTAGCAGCAGCCATAATAGAAGCAACTCCGGCTATCATATTTCCGGCTGCTGCAAAAGCTTCTCCGCTTTTTATTCCTTCCATAGACATATGTTTAAAAGAATCTGCAACTATTAAAGAAGTTTGCGCAATAGCAGCTACCATTTCTCCTTCTGGACCTAATTGTTTGAGCTGGTCTATAAAGGGAGCTAAACTAGCTTCTAACATCGTCATTTTAGCTTCCTGTATAGAAGCTTTAGCTGTTTCTTTTGCTTCGTCCAATGCATCCTTGGCAGCATACATATCGCCTCCCAGCATAGGATCTGCTGCTTTGTTATATTTTTCTTCTGCTGCTTTAACAGCTTCATTTTGAGTGTTTACCTCACTTCCATAATTAGCTGCTGCACTACTCATAGTACGTGCTATACTACTTGTGCCTGTAAGTCTTTCTGTTAGAGAAGGTGCATCTTTTACTGCTCTCTTTAATTGAGCTTCTTCCAGCCTTATCCTATCTAATGCTAGGCTGTGCTCTTCCCTGGCAGCGGATTTAGAGGCTTCTCTTCCTTGAGTATATAAATCTCTTATTGTTTTTTCATTTTTTAATGTTTTTCCATCCAACTCGGCCCTTGCTACTAATAGTTCAAGTTGAGCTTCTAATAAGGAATATTCTAAATCTATGCCAACCAGGCGCATTTCAAGGGCTTGTTTCTCTAATGCAATTCTAGTATCTTTTTCTAATCTAAATAAAGCTAATTTTCCACCTGCGCTTAAGTCATCAGCACCCGATTCGATTCTAGCTATATCTCTAGCTATATTTCGTCTCTCCATTGCCGCTTTCACTTCCGCCTGTTGTGCGGCGACTAATTTTTTTCTTAAGTCGAAAAGTTTTTGCGTATCTTTTATCTCTTGGATAGCTATTTCTTGACTTGCAGTCTTATTCTTCGTTTCTCTCTCAGAAACAGCTCTTAATTGGGTTTTAAGAGCTATCATTCTAGCAGCACTAGCTTCGTCTGCCGAATTTAATTTAAGGGTTGCCTCTAAAATATCTATTTCATTCTGAATTTTTTCTCTTTGTAATACTAGTAAAGCATTCTCATCATCAATAGCTGCTTTTAAAAAGTCTGAATCTATTTTTCTAAATTTATTAGATAGTTTACTTTTTTCGCCTGCCTCTTGTATTAATCCAGGAAGCACTTGATGCCTAGCTACATTTGTTTTCAACGTCTCCGACCAGTCTCTTGCTTGCTGTATGTTAGCAAATCCTGCTTTTGCTATTTTTTTATGCTGCTCAACAAGCGCCTTTGTAGCTTCCGCAGGTATTGCTTGTCCTTCCTCGTAACTGAGAAACATATCTATTGCCGCTGCCTCTCCCTCATTAAACCCTTTTATAAGTCTATCAACTGATTCTAATTGCTTATCAAAAGGAGTGACTGTTTTTGCGGCTAGGTCATTATTTACAGTTTGTAAATCTTTTAAAGCAGAATCCATATTTTGGAATCCTGCCAAAACTCTTTGTTGTGGAGAAGAAGCAGCAGAAAAAGCATTAGTTAAATCTAAAACACTTACTGTGCCGTCTTTAAAGCCTTGAATAGTTCCCTGTAGAGCGTCTAAAGTTTTGCCCCCTATTAACGGAATCTCTCCTGTCTCATCCGTTTGTGCAGCTAGTGCGGCATAGGCGGCTTCCGCAGCGGCAATGGTTTGAGAATTACGTTGACCAGAATCTCCCATAGTCTTGTTTAAGTCTACTATCTGTCCTTGTAAAGATTTTAATCTTAATTTATCTTGTTGATAGTCAGAGTCAGTATAGCCAATGGGACTAGTCCCTCCGGCTTTAGCCGCTAGTTTATCCTTTAGAGCTTGCATTTCAAAAGACATTTTTTCAAACTCTTCTTCGTTTTTCTTACCCGCTTTAATATCTTCTTGCATAGCTATTACTATAGCATCAGAGGCTTGCTGTACAACTCCTGCCGAGGCTGTATAAAATTCTGTAACAGATAAAATACCTTTATCACTTTTTCTAGTTAAAGACTCGATAGTATCTCCAATCTTGTCTAAGCTTTCTATAGCAGCTTTAGTATCTCCTGTTAAAGTCTCTGGAAATAATTTATTCTTAAAAAAATCATAAATCATAGGACCAAAAGTTAGTATTAGACCTAAATAAGGTAAGAAAGTAAGTACTGCGGTTCCAAGAGCTTTGAATCCAGTAGCAGCTCCAAAAGCTCCTACCTTTAAACCATGCAACATTCCTTTTGTAGCTTTTCCGCTTTTATTAGTTGTTACTAAGCTTTCTCCATATTCTTTAGTTGATTCTTTTACAAATCTCCAAGACTCTCCTAAATCCAAGGTGCTAGCGGCTTGAATAGCATTAGCTCTACCCATTAAAGCGCCTTGTTTATTTTGGTCTCTCATTACATTAATTAAGTTAGCTCTTGTTTGAGTCAACCCTTGTATTGTTTTGGATTTATTTTTATAAGCATCTGATTCTTTATTACTATATTTCGCTTGTTCTTTTAATTGACCATTATGAGTCGCCAGAGAATGATCCAAGCTTTGTAATCCTTCATTCATAGTACTTACAGAAGCATTTCCCGAAGTAATTGATTCGCTTACTTTTTGCCAAGCTTTTGGAAGAGCCTTAGTAACTTCTAAATTACCTAAAGCAGCCGCATTAGTTTGTGTAATACTTTGTGCGGCCGCAGCAGCTCCTGCAGCCCCGTCATAAAAAGCACCTACCATATTTCGAGCAACACCAGAACCTAAAACAGCTATAGTTCCACCTAAACTAAGAACATTTTGGGAAAAGAATTTAAATGTAGGAATTAGACCTTTATTTAGAAATTTTAATATTTCTTGAGTTAAATTATTAAAAGTAGCCGCTAATTGATCATAAGGATTAGCATCTGCGGCATCTGCTATATCTCCAAAGGCTTGTAAACCTTTTAGGGTTGCTTCGTTAAGAAAAGCTTGTCTACGTTCAAACTCAGAAACATCTTCTACTGCCTTACCTACTGAATCTGCATAATTTTTTACAGCATCGTCTAAACGAACAAAGATGCCTAATTCATCTAAAATTTCTGGTTCTAGTTTTGCAGTACCTCTAACAAGCCTATCCAAAGCATCGCCCAAGTCTCTTCCTAAAGCTATGGAAGCTCCTTTAGCTACTTTTCCTAAATCTGTTAATTGTTTATTTGAAAAGCCAGAAGAGGCTGCTAAAGCGGTGGACCTAAGAGCTTGTTCTGTTGAAATTGCATTTCCAGTAACTGCTTTTAAATTATCCGCTAAGAATCCTAGATTTCTACCTGCAGCAACCCCTACATAGTCTAATCCTTCGGCCAATTGACCTACTTTAGAGGCATTTCTTAAAGCATTAAAAGCTGCCGTTGCTGCAAATATGTTTGCTGCTAATGTAGCGTATGCGGCAACGAGGCCTGAAGAGCCTCCCATAGTTTGATTCATCTTAGAGAAGCCTTTAGCTCCAGAAAGACCTGCCTGCCCTACTCCTTTCATTCCCTTATGGAAATTATCGTTTTGTTTATTTAAGTTTTTCGTAGCGTTGCTTTGCTTATTTACGGACGCAGTAGTTTTATCCAGATTTTTCTGGGCTACTTTTAAACCTTTACTGGTCATTTGTATTTCTAGTAATACTGTGCTATCTGCTGCCACTAACGTTTTCTCTTTATCTTGTCATATTCACGTTTAAGCCTCTCTTGAGAGGTTTTAATCGCTTCTGCGTCAAGCCTCGATAGTACTTCTAATAATAATTCTTTACTATCAATATTATAAAGTTGCATTAATATAGGTAAGTTAGTATAGTCTTTGCCTACATAACCTATTTCAGGATACATTCTATCCCCTAAAAAACTAAATATCTCTAATGCGTTTATTACTGTTTCTGGAAAATCTTCTATCCCGGGAGGACATCTTTCTATATTTGGAGGTTGATTTATTTGATCTTGTACATCCAAATACTTTTCTTTTGTCATGCCTATCGCACTATTATTCTGCCAGTGTTCTAGTCGCTCCCACAGAAGCTCTTTTTGTTCTTCCACGAAAGTTGCCTAGGTCAAAGACTACTTCGTTAATCCAATTGTCAAATTCTGCAGAATTGGATATTAGCACCTCCGCTTGTTCTTGATTATATTCTAGTTCTTCTTCTTCGTCCTGCCCTTTTAAGTCCACAAGTATCAAATCTTCCAAATACTTTAGCTTTAATCCCTTCCAATTTTTAATAGTAGCTTTGGAAAATTCTACAACGAACTTATCCTCATCTAACTCTTCTACCATTTGTCTAGTTTTTCTGTCGAATTTATTAACTGTGCACCTTTTTCTCAAAGACACTAATTCTTTTCTAGATAGATTACATACTTCTACTTGAAAATCTGGAGACCCAGGAAAATCCATCCAAGCAGATTTTGTATCTACCATTAAATCTGTTAATTTCATTAAAATTCCTTTTTTAATATATAAATGTTGGTGCAGTACCGCTTGTAAGCCTAAAATCGTAACTTTGAGTAAATATATCCCCAAAAGCGGCTCTATTAGTAAAAGATGCATTGGGTAAAGATATATCTATCTGATAATCAGACGCAGACAGTCCTGCTTGTATTTGAACAGAGGTTCCCTCTGCCCATGTTAAAACATTATCGTTAGACTGTGAATTTGTTTCGTCGATATATTGGTTAATACTTCCTGCCATAGACCTTCCGTTTAAAGTAAAACCAGAAGGATATATAGTATCAGTATAATCTGTTACTGCAAGAGTTTCTTGCAAAGTTACATTTTTTGTCCAATTAATATCATTTTGAATTTCAAAAGACGCGCCTAAGATATTGTCTAAATAGTTTCCACCTACTTGAACTCTAAATTCTTTGGAAACTGCAAAAGTGGGGGTTGAATCCCAGTCTCCTACTCCTACCGAAAAAGGAGCCGCGTTTCTAGTAAGTTTTGTTCCTTGTCCGGATAAAGAAACTGTCATAAGCCCCGCTCTGGGAATATTAAAAGTTCCATTAGTAAATACACAATTTTCTATTTTATAGTAAATATTCGGACTATAATCCTGATATACAAAATATAGATTAAAAGTATTTAATGTGCTTCCGGTTAAATCTATTAACAAGTCTAAGGGCTTGTGTTGAAACAGAAGTGTTTCTTTCAATAAATAAATTGAAAAATCAAAATCTGCGGGTCCTGCTGTGTTTGTAACTGTATCTTCTATGAAGTCGGAGGAAGCGTGTAAAGTTCTTTTCTGTACCTCGTCTTGCTTAAAGGTTTGAGAAAAAGAAACATCTTTAGTAGTATGAAGTTTATAGAAAGTGCTAGTAGGATACTCTAACCATACTATCCCTTCTCTTAAAAATTCAAAACTCACTTTCTCTCCCCTATATTATCTCCTCATAGAAAAAAGGGGAGAAATTTTCTCCCCCAATCTTCATAATTATATCTAAATAACACCTAATTGTCAAGAATTATTTTTCCGGACCTTAGACATTATATATGATTGTTGCTTCGTCAGTATTATCTACATTACCGTCTGCTACCTGACCGTGGAAATTTACTTCCAAAGTAAGCAAATCTTCAACATTAACAGTAGGAACTTCCAGATGAGCTGTAGGTAAATCAAAGTATACTCTAGGAGTAGATCCGGTCGTTCCTCCAATATTTACAGACATATTAAACACATTTCTAACTGTTTCAGTATCAGATACTAAGTCTGCAAAAAGCTCTCCAGATTTACTCTCACCATCAGCATTGTCAAGATAACAAGTCATAGAACCAGAAACTGAACGAGCTCCTGTAATATTTGCAAGAGGAGCATTAACTACTCCCAATTCTTCCGGAGTCAAATAATTAATATTATTCTCAATACTAAAGCTTCCGCCAGTGAGAACAAGATTATAAACATCTACAATAGGCGGAGAACCGGCGGAACCAGAATCTCCTGCTTCAGGAGAACCTACCTGCTTGTCAGTTCTAACTAAATCAACTGTAGAAATACGATTACGAATAAAGTTAGTAGTATCCGTTAATCCTTCTTCTATAACTGCTGGAGAACCTCCTGCAGTAAGATCAGTAGGAACAGAAGTTCCTGCATCTGTCAAAGATTTAGCCATACCACTCCAAGCAATAGTAGCAATGCCATCTATATCAAAATCCATTGACATAGAATTAACAACAGCACTATCTAATTGATAAACTTGAATATTTCCAGTATCTTCAAAACTAAAGTAAATTTTCCAGTTATCTGAAAGAGAAGATACATTTGAACCTCCAAAATTCCAAGTTTGTGAGGTAGTTAATCTGTTATTAACATTATAAGCATTCTCAGGACTTTCTGGAGAAACGATCTCTTCAGCTACAGCTGAGTTAGCATAAGTGCCTAAAGAAGTATCATAAGAATCAGCACCTAAAAGCATTGCCCAAAGAGGATCTTCAGGGCTTCCTGCTTCAGAAGTAGGAACAGCTCTTTCAAAAGGACGAGCATAAGTACTCAACGACCACTCAACAGGAGCTAGACTATCGTTAAAAAGCAATCTTGCTCTACGAGAGGCAGAACCTGCTTCATTAATTGTTATTTCCGAGCTATTAATAGCTTGACTAAAAGAAAACCCATCTAACACAGAGAGTTTCCACGCTTGTACATGAGTTGACCCATCAGACGTCAACTGAACATATACATTTGCATTTCTTGTAAATTGTAATGCCATTTATTTTTCTCCTAAAGAAAAACAGAGAAAAGCTATTACTTTATCTATTTTTCTATCTTAACCTAAAAGGTTAGTAACGAACTTCGCATATTATTTCTCCAACCGCTAGAGGTTCGAGAGCACCTTCATCGGTGTCCAAGCTCAAGATTGTGATCTGCTGGACACTTTGAGTGTTTCCGTCTAAGTCTGTATATTCCAGACTTGCGTTATCTTCTATAACTGTTTCTATATCTTCAAAAAGTTTTTCTAGTGCAAAGATTGCATTTTCTTCTTGTACATATACTCTTAGAGTTATAGCTAAGTATCTATCTTTAAAACCTCCACCTTGGTATACTCTGTTTTCAGACCCCGCACTTACATGAACGGCTGGAAAATCTTCTACCTCATCCCAAAACTTTAATCGTGGTAATACATTATTGTATAAATTTGTTCTATACGGAGAATTACCATTTATGCCTTTTATTTTATTCTCAAGAGCTTGAACAATGGCCATTCTTCTTGAACTATAATCTCTTGTGGCCATTACATTCTCCTAGTGTAAAATCTTCCTGTTATTAATTGTGCTGCTATTTCTCTGATAGACCGGTCTATTAGTTTTCTAGGATCTCTTTTCCCATTAGACCAAGGAGGCATACCAGCTCCATCTTCAAAAACTTGATAAGGGTTTTTTCTATAAGTATATCCTATGCTTGGAAAACCTCCTTTAGTTTCTAAAACATCTGTTACTCTAACACTTTCTGCAAATCTTCCCGTTCTATTTGCTAAAGAAGGCGGTCCCATATTTTCTTTCACTGTTTGTGTAAGTTTTTGATTTACTAAAGCAGCTAAAGCTATGGTACTGTTTGCTGAAGATTTCCTAATAGCTTGTTTTTTTGCCGAGCCTTTAAAAGATGCTACACTACGCCTAGATTTTTTTTCACCACTAATTCTTTCTTTTTTAGATTTAGTTCCTTTAGATAAATTAATTTTAGTATTACTAGTTGTAACTATTTTTGCTACTTCTGAAAGCATAACTCCCTGTTCGTAATACTTTATTATTTTCTTTTTTTCTATAGTTTTTCTACTATCAGAGCCACCCCAATTACCCCAATCATTCTTTTTTATTCGATCTTCAGCAGCTTTTAAAACTTTTTTTCTGTCCCGTATTAAGTCCGCTTCTGGACCAAGCCCTTGGGATTGGTTTTCTATAAAACTTCCAATAGTTAGATGCGCTTTAGTAGCATCTAGTGCTGAAGTATAAGTCATAAAAATCTCAAAACCCCAGTCCTTTATAAGATTATTTCGTGCTTTAGGACTTAAGTCTCTACCTTTATCTGTCTTTCCTTTCTTTAACAATTTTTGAAATGTTAAATCAGCTCTGGAAGCCTTATGTTCTGCTATGGCACTTCCTTTATCATGTGTTAAGGCCTGTGTTCGAGAAGATTTAATTTTATCCAAATTATCATTAGCTGAAGAAGCTAACCTACTTATTTCGTCTATAATTTGGTTGACTTCTTGTCTATATATCTCTCTTATAACTATGAAATTATTGCTTTGGTATACTCCTATATGGGAGTATGAGGGTGCCTCACCTACTGGATAAAAAGCATGAATCTCAATATCATCATCTCTAGTATAAGTTTCCGGAAATACTGTAACATATATTCCAGCTGCAGCCGTTTCTGCCTTTTTGGCATTATTAAAAATTTTTTCCATAACTTCATCTATTTTGACTTGAATTAGCTCTAATATATGACGTTTTTGTTCTTCTTCTAGTAATAACCATCCCGGATGGATAATTTCCCCTGTCGACTCTTCAACAAAATTCAATTCTGTTAAAATTGATTTAATAACTATAGTTTTGCTAATTATAGTTATATTTTCCTCGTAATTTAATTCTGATCTTAATTTTTTAATATCAGAATCTAATTGTGTTCTTAATTCTTTTACTATATTATTTAAAAGATTTTTGCTCATGACACTCTGTACATGTCTAAAACCCTACGTATGTGATCAGGGAATCCTGGGTCTCCGCGAATGGCGGAAGGCCCCGCACCTTCTCGAGTAGCAGAACCAATTGTTTGTCTTTCTTTCCATTCATCTTTATGATAGTAAGTAATAATGTCAGCAATAGCTAGTTTTAAGTCTACAGGTAACGTAACATATCCTGCTAAATAAGTAACTTTTACTGAACCTACCCCTCTAGGAAAATTTTTATAACTACCATTGTCATTAGTTCTAAATACAGAGTCAGTAACACTATCTAAGTACCAGGAATATTCTGCAGGACTACCTTCTCCATCTCTGAAAATTTCTGTATAGGCTTCTGTTTGACCCGTTCTCTCATATACATTAGTAATACTAATAACAGGACTGTATTTTAATTGAACTACATAACTATCCCACTGAATATCAAATAACTGTGTATATCCGGGAGAGGAGGCATAAGTATCAAACTCGTTATTACAATAAGTTCGGACTAATTGACTTACACTCGTAATCAAAGTCTCGAATTTCTCATCATATTGAGTAGAGTTTACACCCTCTAATATCTTATAGTCATCTAATGTAATTAAATCAGCCATTTATAATCCAAAAAGGCTTGGGAAGCCCCGAAAGGCTTCCCATCCTAAATAACATTTTACCAGGTATGTGCAACAACTTGTCCTTCAGCTGTGAACAATTGAGCAAAACCACGTCTTTGAGTAGCAACCAGAACTCGACGCTGATTTTCAACATCGTAATCTGACTCTACCGTAACACCGCGTAAAACGGGAACAACAAAGTTTCGAGTATTAACAGCAAGACCCCAGGCTTCATCTTCAACTTTTCCACCTTTGAACTCGGAACAAACGAGAATAGGGGAGCCATAAGCTTGTCCTATTTCACCTGTGAGTTTAGTAGCGCGATTGCTACCAACAAGGTTGGCATCTTGGAAAGCCGCATCGTCTAACAGATCGTAATAAGCATCTAAAGATACTATGTAAACTACGTCTTGAGGGGAGCGTCCATACTTACCCATTGCTTGACGCATGTTAAGTAATGCAGCAGTAGTAGCAGGATTGCCTCCAGACTGACCCGGAGAACCATCATCGACAACTTTACTGTCATCAACAGCAATCTTATAAAGACCGTTCTGTCCACCATCATTCAGTGAATCGGTGGAATTGCCGACCAAAAGCGAATGTTCAACAGCGCGTGCATGAGCACGAACCATAGCTTCACGAATCAAAGGAAGAATAGGCATAATTGCATCTTCTTCAGCTTCATTAGCCAGGTAAGATTTGGAAATCAAACGATTAACAGTTAAGACTTGAGAACCCATACCAATAGGACCTCCAGTATAAGGAGAACCTTGTGCATCTTTATCTTCTAAGTTACCTTTAAAAGGTGCTCCAGAATTAGCATTGTCTCCATCGCTAGGAGCTTCCGTCCATTGTGCAAATCCAGAATCCGGCATAGTTGGGATAACCATACTAGCAGCATTCATTTGAATCTTACGGAATAAAGGCTCAATAACCAGCTCTAACTCAATGTCCCGTTCAATTGACGTTGAAACTACAGTTTCAAAATCTTCTGAAGTACGAGAAGGAACACTTACACCGCCTTGAGTATTAACTTTTTCGAAAAGAGCTTTACCGGCTTTAGTATCCCAGCCTTTTCTAGTAATAGCACCTAAAAGGTGCGCATCACAGATTTCAGCTTCATTAGCTTTCATAAAGTCTTGAACTTCCCCGCGGTCAGCGAATACACGCTTAGACTCACGCATTTTTTGAATCTCTTCTGATTTCTCAGCAAGATCCTTTTCATATTTTGCGACAATTTCAGCCACATTAGCATCTTTCTCAGCAAATTTTGCTTCGACGTCCGCCATTAATCTCTCTGCACCGCTAGATACAGCGGTAACAATTTCAGCTTCGTGTGCAGCTTTCTGGGCAGCAGCTTCGGTAGCAGCTTTTTCTTCTGCTTCCAACCGCTTTTGCTCTTCTGCTTTGCGCTCAGCTTCTTTCATTGCCATTGCAGTTGCTGTTTTTTCAACAGCAGCACTAACAATAGCATCGATATCTATATCACTCATAGTTTTCTCCTGTACTTCGACTTGTGATAAGTCTTTAGGCATTGAGTCGTTTTCAGCCTGTTTTTGTTCAGTTTCCTGAGCATCAACAAGAGAAAGGGACTCTTCTGTATTGAAAGATTTCTTGAATTCTTCATATTCCTTAACGGAATCAAAAGATTTTGCAAGAGAAAAGGTAGCAGCTTGGTTAGCAGGAACCGTTACTACTGAAACTTCCAGTAATTCTGCGTCCTTAATCTTATATCCATCGGTTTCGGTCATGAACTCGGCATCCTTGACTCGAAACCCGACAGAAAAAGCTCCAAGGACACCTTCTTTTATTAAATCACCTACGTGACCAGCAGATTTAGCAATTTTTGCTTTTAACTGCAGACCATTGTCGTTGGTACCAAGCGAAACTGCTCGTCCAATCGGCTGATTATAGTCATGATTAAAAAGAATAACGGGATTGTTTAAATAGTTTTTAAGACCGCCGGATTTCTCCCAAGCAGTAGATTCAACTATATCACCTACTCTATCCATATTGTTAGTACTTGCCATACCTTCAATATGTAAATCTCCACCCTCTTCTAAGGCTTTGAAAGTGGAACCAATATGAAAAATCTTATTCAAAGGATCCTCCTCTTAATGATCTTAATTTTTCAAGAGGACTAAGATCATCTTCTGAAGCCGGTTCTAAAACGGGCTTTTCTTGCTCTATAATAGGTTCTGCTTTTTTCTCAACAACAGGTTCTACCCCTATTTTAGACCACTCTTCTGGATAGCTTTGTTTAGCATATCTAACTAAACTGTTATACCCCATTCCACCAAAATACCTAACTAATAATTTAGGAGATATTGGGGCGTTATTTTTTAAATTATAATATTCTGTTCTATTTAGTGCTCTACCAACATCTTGAAAGTATAATACTAAAGTTCTTAGCATTTCTCTTTTACTTTTTATACTAGGCATCTTCTTCTTCTCCTTCTGTTGGTCTGCCGCCTTCGATTGGATTTACAGCAGATCCTGCTATATTTGCAGGAACTCTTATTTCTCCCGCCCCTTCTACCTCTTCATAATTTAATGCTTCTCTTGCTTCATTAGGTGTAATAATACCAGTATTAACAAGAGTTGAATAATATGCTGCAGAATCTCGCAGTTCCGGCTGAAGTGCGGGGATATCGCTTATATCAGGAGTAATTTCATAACCAAAAAATCTCTCCAAAGCTTTATCTACTTTTTCAATAATAGGCAGTATAGTTTCCAAATAATACATTCTATGATTAGGTCTAATATTTGCATTATTACCTGAATCTAACATAAGGGGTGGAATACCTAATACTTTTAATACTTGTTTTTCTGCGGCTTCTATAGAGGCTTCGAAGTCTAATTCTCTGAAATTTACATTAGATATGGCATCTAAATCCATTCCACCATCTAAAATCAATGGGCGTCTACCGCCACCGTTAGGTTGGTATCGAGTACGCCAAGATTGAATCATTCTTTCTTTATTTTTCTCACTAATAATAGAAGGGGACTTAATTACTAGACCAGGTACTGCTCCATTATCAAAGAAATTGTCTTGAAACTGTCTCATTTTAGTAAGTTGAGACATAGTTCTTACAGCCGCTCTTAATCTGCTGGTTCCTCTATAGATACTATGGAAACTATTTTCTTTAATATGAATAATTTCTTTAGTGGAATAGTCTATAGAGGATTGAAAAGTGTATTTATTTATATAAGTATTCTTATCTGGATCAATATCAACATAAGTAGCCGGTAAGTGATACAGCGAAGCCCCGTCAAAATAGATAAAGATATTTCCATCCAATATATAGTCGATTATGAGGTTTCGCTTAAAAGTAGATATATCTTGAAAAGGGTTTGGTTCTCGATTAAGAAGTAATTCTACTCTTGATCTTCGAACTCCTTTAGTCACCGGCATTATACCTGTAACTGGCTCACCTACTCTGAACGGAACTTCCGCTGTATCGTCAACTATCATGTTAACACCACGGTTAACAACTTCTAAATATTCATAATAGGCTTTATAATTAGTAATAATTTCACGAGAAGCAATAGGGCCAGAACCTTCAAGGCTGACAACTATTTCTTCTTGTGCTGGATTTAATTTTTCTTCCTTCCAGAAATTATACCATGCCATTTAATTTTTCTCTTTGTATTTCTACCCAGCGCATTTGTCTAGATGCTGTATGAAGTGGTGGATTTCTACCATATATTGAGTGTAATTTCAAATGATGATCGTGGCAAAGAGTTGCTGTATCATCATACAGCTCTGCCCAATTATCTTCGATAAACTCGTCGCGCCAAATGGTAATATATTCATCTGTATAATGTTCCGGACGCACCTGTGTTTTTTCTTTTAACCACTTTTCTAACAAGAGAACTAAGGTATGGTAATGATGAAAGTCTAACTTAATATTACTGTCACAAATTTCACAATTATTTCCTTTTTCGTATCGGGATTTTGCTCTATCTCTTATATATTTAATTCGATCTCTTTTTAGTTTTGCCATTTTTAAACATTATACTCACAGGTTAGTTGAAAGTCAAGAACTATTTTTTCGATGCGTTCAAAATTTCTAATTATTTAGTCTTTTTTAATAGAGGGTATTGAACCTTCTAATAAATTTTTTATCTCGGGAACAGGCCAGCCTCCTTCTACACGTCGCCCTAGGTAATTACATAGAGCATCCGGAGACACTCCTTTTATCATAACTATATCAGTGCCTGTTATCTTTTCTGCGTTAAAAAAAGCTTTGTAGCAATTTATTCTATATTTAGCACCTTCTTTTTTATACATTTCGACAGTTGCTTCATATCTGTCCCACGCTTCATGCATATCCTTAGGAGTAGTTTCTCCAGTGGACACTCCCGGAATTTGTGCAGCTAACTGCTCCATAACATAAGGAGAAAGAGCTGCGCTGACATTAAAAGATAACAACAGCAATATTAGTATTTTCATTTTAGAAGGTCGGGGCGCTCTCCTCAAAACTATAGAGAGCATATCTTAGTGCATCGGCCATATGAGAAGAAGAATCATGTACGGGCTTCTCTCTTATTAAGTTGGGATTTGGATCCCATCTATATTGGTCGAGACAACGTAAAACTTCGGTGCATCCTTGATCTACTATTAATCTATCATTCTCTACCAGGGATGCTACATGTCCTATACCATCAACTTGGGATTTTTTAGCATTTATAGTAGAAATATCATAGTTCTGTGCAAAGTCAAATCTTGTTTGGGCCGCAGCAGCATCTATAAAACAATAATCTGCTTCTCTCCTTTCTATGATTTCTGCTAAAAATCCGGCGTGCTCTTCCGTTGTTCTTTCTGCCGCATAGTATTCTTCAATTACATAGTATTTATATTCATCGTAAGCAATGACACAAAACGCAGTTGGGTCTCTGAAACCTACATCAAGCCCACAAATAATATCCATGCCACTAAGGTCCATGGAAGATAAGTCTGCTATACACTTATCATAATTAAAGTTCCAAATTTGTCCTTCAAATATATTAAAATCTGCCTCATATTCTTGGGCAAACTCTGCAGCGCTCATAGCTTTCCTGGCTTCTTCAATATCACTTTCAACTGCACGTGGGTTGTCTTGCCATGTAGCTTTAACGGAAGCCCACTCACTAAAATCGTCTGTAAAACCTCTCTGGTAAAATCGACTGAACCAATTATTCCGACCCCGTGGCGTGCTGATAAACAGAGCTTTGGAACCTACCTTATCTAAAGTAGGTCTTATAGCTACATTAAAAGCTGTTTCTCCATCGGCCAACGCCGCCTCGTCAAATAGAACAAAGTCATACGAACGTCCAACAACAGAATCAATTTGATTTACCGAACCAAGCCTAATAGTAGACCCATTAGATATTTCTATAACTCTGTCCTTCGCATTGTCTTTGGTTATTTCTAAATCAAAATGTTTTATTAGGTTTCTTTGCAAATCAAAACTAATATTAGATAAGTTATAATTTGGAGAAACTATTAAAACATGACACCCAGGAACTAAAGACACACACTGGGCTATAATATTTCCTATATACGTTTTACCTTGTCGTCTGGATAAAGCTCCCACCACAAAACGATATTTATCCGAATTTAGGGCGTTTATTAAGGCTATCTGAGAGGGTATCGCTTTGATACCAAGTAAGTCTAAATAGCCTTCAATGGGTACTTTTAAAAAAGTACCTGGTATTAATCTGTCTTGGACGATATCTCGTCTACTGATTTCCATAATTCTTTGCACTCGCAAGGTTCAGCGTTACATTCAGGACAGATACTAGACCATCCTCTCAATCTTTCTAAAGGAGACCACTCCTTTTGTTCTTTTGTTGTAGTCTCTGTAGCTGGAGGAACTGAATCAGGATCTGCGTCCCAGGCTTCTTCATAAGTCTTATATTTTTTAGCACTTCCAGATACTTTCCACATATTTCTTTTTTGAAAAACTGTCATTTACATCCCCGTCGAGATAGAAAGAATTGTTCCTGCTAAAAATACTATGGTAGTGCCACTTACAGTAATTACTAATTTATGCAGGCTTTCTATTCTCGCTTTGAGTTCTTGATTAGTGACAATTTGTGTGTCTCTCAATTCTCGAAACTCGTTAAAGATTGTTTTCCACCTTTCTTCTCCCACAGCATCGTGCGTGTAGAAGTCTTGTCTGAGCTGACGATGGTCAACCCACAGGTTATCTAAATCTTTTTGAATTTTTTCTAAACTATCCGCTTGTGGGTCCAAGTAACTTCTCCATTAGCTTTCCATAATTTCCTTCGCCAAAGGGAGAATTGATTTGCACATTCTGCTGTCTGATGTTAGTAGCAGTAGTGGAAGTCTTTTTATGATCTTCCGAAATTTTATGCGCTAGTGCAATAATATCGACGAGGTCTTTTGATGAGTACTGATCGGACTCGCGGGCCTCTTCTAGTTTTTTCTCTATTACTTCATCTAAAAGGTCTGCGAGTCGGAATCTGTTGCGATACCCTTGGTCGAGATAGACCGAGTTGACATATTCTTTTACTTCGCTCTTTTCAAGAACGTTATAAACTTTATCGGGAGTAACTCCTAGTTGATTCGCCGCCGTAAGTGCGGAGCCTGTAGAGAGATATGCGTTAGCCACCTCTAGATTTTCTGGAGCTAATTTTACAAGTTTCATGAGATTATTCTACGGCATTAAGACCTAAAAGTCAAGAATTATTTTTTCTAGGTTCGTTAGCTACCAAACTGATTCGTTGCTGTTAAGATAATATTAGAAGAAGTTTCTATTATAGTAGCATCGGACCCCGCTGTAGATATATCAACCCTAAAAGTAATAGAATCAGATGCAAATCCTGCGCCATCCCTTTGTATTCCAAAATCTCTTTGGGCATTTAATTGAAGCCAAGTATTATCAGCACTACCATATACAGTTCCAATACCTGTAGGCCCTGAAATAATAGTGAACTTAACATAATAATTACTTCCAACTCCTACAGCTGGCGCCGTATACCAATCTTCATCCGTAATATTACCACCAAGCCCAGTACTCCTGTACCCAATAGAATTTCCATCTGTTAGCAGACTAAGATAACAAATTACAACTGTCTCAGAAGCGCCAGAAAAGCTCCAAGAGGTTGTAACTACCCCACAATCATCGGCTACTCCTGGTGTAGTCTTAACTACTGTAACACTATTAGAAGAAGTTTCATCCGGGCTAGGGGTTTCATCAATTGCTCTAGCTCTATAATAATAGGCTGTCTTAGCTGTAAGCCCCGTTTTAGTATAACTTGTAGTTCCTATAGACAAATTTTCAGTAACAAAAGAACTAAAATCAACTAAAGTAGAAATATCTAATTTATGATCTTCCGCTCCGGCAGAGGCAGTATAACTAAAGGTTTGAGAAGTCTCTGAAACATTTGCTATTGAAAGAGCTGTAGGAGGCTGAAGGCTGCTACCACCACTTCCTGCGCCCTCTTGGTTTATTCCTAGGGTAAAAATTCTGTAAGTTTTTTGAGAACTATCTTGGTTGAATACTTTTAATGTTGTTTTTGTGATTTCCCAATAAAATCCAGCATCATCAAAATCTGGGTAAGTTCCAGTTATATCCGCTCCCCAGTTATCTAATACTGTGAAATTATCGGATATGAAGTCATTGGCAGAAACTTTTTCAAAACCTACGGTGAGAGGTATAATAGTAAGTGCGGAAGAGAAAGTATGTGTGTATGATGAGTTTGCACTTACTGTTATGTCATAAATATTTTTTACAAAAAATCCATCTGTAGGGTATAACGTATCAAATAATAATTTATCAGTAGTTTGTAAAGCAGTTCCATTTATAGCATCTTGTCCAGCTTTAGAAATTCTAAGTCCGTAATTAGTTCCATTATCTAAATTTCCTATAATAACTCTGTCGTTCATGAAGCCTCCATATCACTAATAATGTAACCTATTTCTACTGCGCTTCCAGTGCTATTATCAAAAGTCAGGGTTCCTGTAGTACCTGTAACAGATTGAGTAACTTCTATTTCTCCCATGATAAGAGGGTCAGCAGAAGAAAGTTTAGTACTAGAAGTATACCACCATAGTACTAAACTTTTCTTTCCATTTACAGCGGTGAAGCCTATGTTATTTACTCCGGAGCTTAAAGTGACAGTAGTAGCAGATAAAACTTGACCATAAGGATTACGTGAGTCGAATAAAAGATCATTCGTCCCAGCTAAAACTCCTGCAGTAATGACGGATACTCCCGGTTTACTAACCCAAAGGCCATAAACATCAGAAGTACCATCATTAGCTTTTCCTACTACTACCCTATCTGCCATTTATTTCTGGTTTTGAGAACCACCACCTCCGCCACCTCCGTGGCCACCACTACCTCCACCACCTTTTTTCTTATAGATATAATAGACTACTGCGCCTACCAATACTAATGCGATTATTGCTTCCATATTACCTCCTTATGGCCCCGCTGAAACGAGGGTTGACTTGCTGGTATCACCAGCGGCTAAGATAAAATACTTAAAAGTATTTGTCCCATTTAGTCCAAAATTTCGGCCACTCCACTCACTTTTAAATCTTCTGCCAGTTATCTTAAATTGTTTGTTCGCATGGTCTAAAGTAAGATGAGATTCATTAAAATTGCAAGTATTCATTAATACAGGCACTCTTTCTCCTGCATCTTCTATATAAGTAGCTTCGCGAGCATAGGTAGCTTGCCCAATAGAACCAATAGCAGTTCCATCTATACGCATATAAATAATTAGAGGAGGATAAGAAAGAGATAGAGAGGAATAAGCTTCCCAAGAAGAGTCTGCGGAACTAAATTCACCCTCTGTAGGGGAAGGCATTGTAACGGTAACTGTGCCAGATTGAAGTACATTGAAAGATTCAGTATCGTCAGAATTAAACATTAATTCAGCATCGGTAGCCGAGGTAACATCTACGGTAGGTTTAGATACATAAAGACCGTAATCTGTTCCTCGTTTACCAATTAATACTCTTTCAGCCATAAAGTTCTCTCCATTTAAAATCCATTATACTAACAATGGACAAAAATGTCAAGAACTTTTTTTACCTACCTATTTAGAAATACAAGACTCACTAGCAGTATTATAGTTACCGCAATTCAAAGTCTTCCAATCAGATACTAAAACAGAGGAATCGGGGAGGAAGTCAGACCAAGCATCACCAGGAACTAACTCTGTTTCATAAACAATATCGAACATACCATCACCTGTAATTTCACCAATAAGGACTGGTTTGGTTATGTGGTGGTTCGGCAACATTGTGGCAACTCCACCTGACAAATTGGGCACGCTAATACCAAGAATAGACTCTTGTACTGCAGCGGGGTCGGTGGAACCAGCGGCTTCGACCGCAGCTACCCACATATTGAACCCAATGTATGTAGCTTCCATAGGGTCATTAGTCACTCTATCATTACCAACATAATCTAACCAAGTGTCTATGAAGTCATCATTTACTTCGGAATCAACATTCATAAAATAATTCCAAGCTGCTAAATGCCCTACTAAAGAAGAAGTGTCTAAACCAGAAAGCTCTTCCTCTCCTACGCTAAAGGCAACTACAGGAATATTTTCAGGATTTATACCAGCATTTCCAAGTTCTTTATAGAACGGAATATTGGCGTCTCCGTTGATAGTTGATACAACTGCTGTTTTCTTTCCGGCAGACCCAAACTTTTTAATATTTGATACAATTGACTGCCAGTCTGAATGACCAAACGGGGTATAAGAAATCATAATGTCGTCAGGCGAAACTCCGTTCTGCTGTAAGTATGCGTCTAAAATTTTATTCGTAGTGCGGGGATATACATAATCTGTCCCTGCGAGAACCCAACGGGTGACGCCGAGGTCCATTAAATAGTCTACGGCTGGTATAGCTTGTTGGTTGGGCGCAGCTCCAGTATAAAATACATTCTTCGAAGATTCTTCTCCTTCGTACTGAACTGGGTAAAATAGTAATCCGTTTAACTCTTCGAAAACGGGTAGGACTGACTTGCGAGAAACTGAGGTCCAGCATCCGAATACCACGTCTACTTTCTCTTTTTCGAGAAGCTCTCGCGCTTTCTCTGCAAAAAGAGGCCAGTTGCTTGCTGGGTCTACGACAACTGGTTCCAACTTTCTTCCGAGTACGCCTCCTTTGGCGTTTTGTTGCTCTATGAGCATTAATACTGTATCTTTAAGTGTAGTTTCTGAAATCGCCATAGTTCCTGAGAGCGAATGTAAGACTCCTACTTTAATGGGTTCTTGTGCTGCTACGGGTAATGCTAATAATAGTAAAAATAAAAATAAAATTTTGATGTGATACTCCTTGTTGTGTGAATTTCGAGTATTATACCATGAGCGAGTTAGTAAGTCAAGATTTATTTTGCTCTTTGCATATCCGCGTTTTTATGATAAAAACAAATACGTTTTTATGGTTTTAAGCGCCTTTATTGGTTGTAAATTTCTTAAAGTTGCGCGTGAAAAGGGGTCTGCGCGGGCGCGTCATCACTGAGTCGTATAACCGGCCACTACCTACATCATCCTGGGTGATGGGGTCAGGTGTTGAGCGATCATCACTCACAATGATAGGGTCAGGTGTTGGTATCATCCTGGGTGATGATGATTTTGGTTATAAGAACCTGGGCCTTTATGCTAAAACGGTATTGGACAATTGAGGGACTAGGTGAGATACTATGCACATATTAACAAGAGGGGATGAACATAAGGATATAACTAATTGGTATAAAAAGATGCAAATAAAGCTTTACATTTGCAACTGGATATGCTCTAATATACACATATTAACTTGATAAGGAATGAAAATATGTCTCAATACACTAACCTGATGGTAACAGCTTTAGAGGCTGGCACTGTCACCGATTACGCTACAGCGTCGGAATACGCCAACGATAATGGCTTGTCGGTTCGTTCGGTCATCGCAAAGGTTAAAAGCCTTGGTCTTGACTATACGCCAAAAACTCGCGTTGTTGGCGTTAGGGTGGAGAAATCCACAAAGCAAGACACCGTTGTGGCAATTGCCAAAGCGTTGTCGGTTTCGGTTGATTCGCTTAATGGTTTAGCAAATGCTAAAGCATCGGCACTCGACACTATCCTAGAGCATTTAGGATAATGTCGGTTTCAACCACCGCCGCAACCCCTGCTGTAAAAGGCAGGGCAAGCGGTCTAGCTGGCTGGATTGGCATGGTTATGCTACAGGGTAGCACATTGCCAACCCTGTATGATGCCCTGACTGGTGTTGCTCATCTGCCGCCATTGAGCTTAACTGCTCTAACATGGGCTGGCTTGTCGCTTTACCTATGGAACGCAATAGCACAAAAAAATGTGCTGTATATGGTAGGCAATACCATAGGCTTAACGCTTAACTCTATTGTCTTGGGATTGATATTAATCGCTTGACAATAGGGCGGCGATATGCTCTAATAGACTTATATTAACAAAGGAAAGAAAAAATGATAACACCTAAAAACGTAATAATGGTTTTGGACACTGAAACCGCTGATCTGTCTGGTGACGTTTACGATGTAGGCTATACCATTGCGGACAAAAACGGAAACATTGTTAAAACCTATAACGCACTGGTTGAGGAAATTTTTACTAATCCTTCTAAAATGATGACCGCTTTTTATGCTAAAAAACTGTTTTCCCACTATGCTCCAATGCTTAATGATGGGCTGATTAAGCTGGTTCCATGGGCTGGTATTGTTAAGCAAATGCAAAGCGATATGGCTGAATACGGCGTAAAAACCATAGCAGCTTATAATGCGGGTTTTGACCTTCGGGTTATGAAGCAAACAAATAAAGCATTAGGCGATGGAACAAACATCAACAAAACTCCTGTTAAGGTTTTGGATTTATGGCAATTTGCTTGTGAAACTAAGCTTCAACAAAAAACCTATAAGCGATTAGCGCTTGAAAAGGGTTGGGTTTCGCCTGCTGGCAATATCAAAACCGGAGCCGAATTCGCTTACCGTTACACCAGCGAACAGCATGATTTTGTGGAAGATCACACCGCCCTAAGCGATGCGATTATAGAAACTCAAATTATGGCGGCTTGCTATTCTCTCAAAACGAGAATACCATACGGCGTTATAAATGGCGCACCTTGGCGACTGGTACAGGATGCGATTGTTGAAAATGACTCTAACATTCATGGTAATAAGGTAGCTTAATATGAACAATAAATTAAAAATCGCGATTGCTCGCGCTAAAATAGCCAGAGCTAAAAAAGCGGAAGCCAAAAAAGCCAAAGCTAAAAAAGGCCCGACAATCTACGCTGCTGGAAAAATCTGGTATGCTCCAATTTTTCGGGACTTGCGAAAACGGTTTAATATCATTTCGCGCTGGATTGACTACAGCGATGATCACTGGATTGTCAAAACGCGGAAAGATATTCTCTGGCAACATTGCCTTGAGGATTCTACATCTGCTGACATGATGATTATCTGGTCAGGTGATTATGATGATGAGCAGCGCGGTGTATTGGTAGAATTAGGTCAAGCGTTAGCTGCTGGAAAATATGTCTATTTGATAAATTCTGGCGCGAGCTTTGAGGCGAAAAATGGAAGCGATGCGGCATATGCCCATCACGACCGATTTTTTAAACTCGAAGATTCTAATCCAGAATCTGGATTCCGACGCGCGGTAAATCACTGGATCGCTACTACCTACACTGGATGGGCGGCAAAATGACATATGTTTACACTGTAGAAAGAAGGGGGGCGTATCAAGGGGAAAATGCTGTTTTTGGAATATTCACCACATATTGGAAAGCTTTTGAGCTTTTCGATAAGCTGGACGCGGGTGAGGAAGAATCGGCGGATGATTGCTTATTGTTAAGGCAGATTCCCTTGAATACTGAATTACAAGTTAATAGCGACAATGGACTACCTGAAGCGGAAATTTTGTATGCCACAGTCGATACTTGTGAAAATCAGCCTTATCGTTAAAGCTGGCCCAGGTCAATTTTTTGACACATGAATTTTTTTCATGTGTCAATTTTTTGACGCTTGACTTTTTTTCATGTGTCAATTTTTTGACGCTTGACTTTTTGAAAAAATCGGCGCGCCCGCGCCAGTGCAAAAGTCAAGTAGTATTTAAATGATTTCCTGGTCGCGGATAGATTTTTTTCTTATAAGCACCCTAGTCTCTTATAGTCAAATGGAATAAGCGCAGCGCGCCAATTATACAGTAGTAGTACTATTATGTCAAGAACTTTTTGGTCTTAGCACATAAAAAATTTAAGCGGGGTCTCCCCAATTCGCGCCGATTATACAGTAGTAGTACTATTATGTCAAGAACTTTTTGCACCTCGGGCATTAAAAAGTTTTTTGAGGTCTATCACCAAAAAACGCTTGACAACGCAAGCTTTATCTCTTATAATAGTTTCAGAAATTAAGAAAACAACCAACAAAAAAAGGAAATAAATTATGTCTAGCTATACTGACAGCATGGTCGCTGAAATGACCGCACAGGGCGAATTCAATTACGAATCTGCCAAAATCTTCGCCGAAGCTAACAGCCTGTCTGTTCGATCTGTTATCTCTAAAGTGAAGAACATGGGACTCCCCTACACCCCTAGGGTTGTAGTAAAGTCAACCGCTGTGCCCCGCATCACCAAGGCGGAAGTTGTTAAAGGTCTGGCCCGTGAGCTCAATGTTAGTTTTGAGTCCGTCGAAGGCTTGGCTAACGCCCCAATGGCTGATCTGCAGGCACTGGTAGCCGCGATCCGCCAAAGCTAAGCTCCCCAAAGCTGCAAAAACCCCGCTACGGCGGGTTTTTTGTGGGCGGTGCTTTATTTTTATCAAAATGATAGCGCGCGGCGCCAATTATAGTGCCAAAATGATGCTGTGTCAAGAACTTTTTGGTCTCCACGTGCAAATAATTGTCCCCTAGTCTGGTAGGTAGCCTGGGCGGGGTTTTTGCAACTTTTGGCGGGGTTTGCAGGGTTTGCCGAGGCTTTTTGAAGTTTTTATCAGTTAAGTGCAAATTTTACTTGATTTTTAGCCCCGCGACCGCCCGCCCCGGATGAAATTTGCGTTATTTTTCAGCTCAAAATGGTAGTTAAAAATCTATACAACAGTTAGTGTAAATCTGACGAAATTACTTGACAAAACCATCGAAACCCCTTAAAATATACGCATATAAGAAATTAAACCGAGAAAAAAGAACATGAAATTCACTTACGAAGAAATGGCAAAGGCATCTATAAGTCACAATGAGGTTAATGACTGTATTGTCAAAGCTGTATCAATCGCATTTGGGATGACCTACGAGGAAGCACACCATGAGTGTAAGATACGTGGTCGCAAGCGGGGTTCAGGGTTGTCGTGGGAAGGCATAAAGGACCTCCTCGAACATATGACTTCAGAGTACGGCTTCGATGTCCGTCTCGTCCTGAATGAGGCGATTGAAGAAAAGTTCATGACTGGTCGCGTTAAATATAGCATAAAGGCGGCGTCCTTACCAGTGACGGAGACTGACAAACCTATCCACTGGGTCCACAACCGGTACATAGGGAACTCTAAGACGATACGCACCTTTGCTCGGAACAACCCGAAAGGCACTTACATCGTATTCACACACGCTCACGCTACCGCGATTGTGGATGGTGTTGTACAAGATTGGGCAAGACCTGGTAGTGGAGATCTAAAGCGTATTTTCGGAGTCGTAGAAATAAAATAAAAAAGTTCTTGACATACTCTATCTGATATCAGATAATACTCATGTATTAAAGATTAACTAAAAGAAGAGAGAAAAAATCTAATGTTTAAACAAGCGAAATTACATACACTTAAAAAAGGCGACGAATTTCGTATCGCTGGAGAATCTGTATGGTACAAAATCCTAAAAGGCTATGACGATGTAGGTTGCTATAGATGTGAGACAGTAAAAGAAGGTTACTACGATGAAATTCCTGGCTCTTATCTTGTAATGGTGAAAATCTAATGGGGACTAATCTTAAGCAGGCTAAAATGCGCCCTGATATAGTGATATGCTTTAACAATGTTGAGGAAAAAATTGAAATCCTATTCTGCACTACTAAGGAGTTCAAATCCTTGATAAAAGGCTGGAAGGAAGATTTAAGTATTATTGATAGCTGGAAATACAGAAACTATAAAACTGATGAACAAATATTCAAAGCTTACCACGGCGATGAGGCTGTCTGGGCTTGGATACCGGAGAATTTATGAAAGATAGTGATTATTACATAGTAGAAATGTTAGAAGTAGTTGGAGTTATATCGGGTATAGTATTTATAGTAGCAATGAGTTAATAAATAAGGGACTGGTGTAACTAAGAGAACATCTCGGGTGTCCAACTCCGAAGATGGCGGTGCAAGTCCGTCGTCCCTTACCTAATTTTTAAAAAAATTTCTTGACAAGTAGGTCAAAAGAGAGTATAATATCTTTATAAAAATTTGAGGAAGCTGAGAATAGCTGTAATGGACGAGGGTGCGAATCCCTCCAGCTCCACCATAAACACACCTGTAAGGCGTGGTAAGGTTCCCAACGGATTACCGTAGAAGACTACGCAGGGTGTGTTTTTGATGGGGCTGAATAGTATCGACATGCAGGGAAGGTAAGTGGAGAATTTTTATAACTAAACTTAAACGCAAACGATGACGTTTATTCTTTAGCTGCATAAGCTAAACGGGGATCGGCCCTCCTTGTTACCCAACGGGCCTACTTAAATAAGCAATAAAGACATTACGATCAGCTTGGTACTTTCTGCAGAGAGAACGCCTCCACTGATGTCTTTATTGCTTTCTAAAGAGAATTTCGCGGGTGAGTTCAAGGTGAATCGCTGCCCTTCCAAGGCATGCTGATAGAGTTCGATTCTCTACATCCGCTCCAGGAAGGGTATGCAAGAGGCTAAAGCTGTCAGACTGTAAATCTGATCCCATGGGTTCGTTGGTTCAAATCCAACCCCTTCCACCAATTTTTAAAAAAGTTATGTAATATTGGTAGTACAAGTCCAGAATTACATAACTTTTTTAACTGGAGTGGTAGTTCAATAGGCTAGAACGCTGCCCTGTCACGGCAGAGGTTGTGGGTTCAAGTCCCATCCATTCCGCCAATTTAAGAGTAGGAAAATGAGCGAAAAAGAACAAGCAGAACTCATCAAACTGAGGATGAGAATGGAAATTATCAGAACAGTAGCCCCTATTGTGGCTCTGATTCTACAAGTAATTATTCTAATAAGGATATTTTAATGAAATATGTGAATGTTTATGAAGTAAGTAAATGCTATGGTGGCCCAGAAGAAGGGGGTTGGTGGTATAATGCTGGAGAATTAAGAGAATCTTTTGGCCCAATAACCGAAGTAAAAGCAGAGTATTTAGCTACAAGTATTCGCGAAGGCGATAAGCCTCGGTGGCAGTATCAAATGGGTTTCAATTCCACAGATGGTTGCGATCCTGATGGAAATGGTGATGATAGCTATCTTATGCGTGGCGGTCCTTGGGGTAGAGCAAAGATAAAAGTATATGTTCAAGACAAGCCAGGAATTAAAAGGTTTCCGGAGGAAAGACCTTACTATGAGTAGAGGTAGTATACAATTAACAGTTCCAGCGGCTAATCATATAAGTAGTTATATGAATAGAGTGAGGGGAGATATATTAGGCATTAAGTTAAAAATGACAACTAATGGTTGTTCTGGTTGGATGTATAAAATGGAAGCCTGTTATGAATACCCTGAAAAAGAAGAATCTCTTATTCTTCTAAGTAGAAATATTAAGTTATTTGTAGACTTAAAAGACTATAAGTATTTACATAATACAACAATAGATTACGTTAGAGAAGGCTTAAACGAAGGATTTAAGTTCGACAATCCTAATGTGGAAGCATCATGTGGCTGTGGCGAAAGTTTCAGCTTTAAAAAGGGAGTAACAGTATGAAGTATGTATTTGAAGAATTAAGTACCAGAGACATATTGGTAGGAGCTGCTATATTGATAGGGGCATACTTACACTTTGTAGAGGGAGTAATTTAGTGAACAAAATATTAATGGTTGTAGCCAGCATGGTTGCGGCCTCTTTACTTGCATTTGAGTTTTCCAGCTCTCTAGTAGAATGGAGTTTCTATATGTTTATACTATTTTTAGTAGCTACTTGCTACATAGTAGGGGAACAGAATGACACTTGAAGAGTACATACATATGAATGAGAAACACGAAAAAGAACAGATAAAAATCTGGTATGGTGAGGATTCCACTGTTGGAAAAGAAAAGCTGGAAACAATCAATACTGAGAAAAAGGTGAGGGCAGTATAAATGGAAGCTCTAGGTGGAGAATTCTTTTTGTTAGTAGCAATATGTGGAATTTTATATGGGTTATCTGACGATAATTCTTGACATGAAAGCTAAAAGCCTGTATAATACTTACATCAAATAAAAATTTAACTAAAAATTTCGAGGAGAAATTTATGACTGAAGCACAAGAAATTCAAGCGTTAAAAGACGAGTTAGCCGCATTGCGAGCTCAAAAGGAAGATAAACTTACTATCAAGATTGGTAATAAGCAAAATGTTGTGGTTGGTGGTAAAGCGCTAGGGCAACGATTTCCTGTGACGTTATATGCCCCGTCTTGGATTAAAGTATTAGATCAAGCTGAAGAGATTCGTCAGTTCATTGAAGATAACAAAGACAGCCTTACTTGGGAACGGTAGTGAGTAAAGAAATTATATGGCATTTTACCTGTAAAGACTGTAAAAACTGGTGGAGCTATGCTACTCAAGAAGAATGGAGTCCAAGAAGGCGCATGTGGTGTCCTCATTGTGGATGGAAGCATAGTAGTATTGAAATGTATGAACAAGGCAGAGAAAAACCAGAAATAGAAGGAACACCAGTATGAGCATGTATACGGCTGTAAAAACCATAGCTAATTCAGTAGAGCTATCTAATCACAATAGATATATGATATACTTTGCTGGAGCTCTGGTAGATGAATACGAGTCTATTCAATCAACGGAAGGGTATTTCCTTACCGTGAGAAATAGAGAAAAAGCAAGAGATAAAGTCACTAAAGATATGGAGGATTTGGATGGACTGGGGCTGGAATTATAGAATAGTGAGAAAAAACAACGATAGATTTGGTGAAGAAACATATCAAATCCATGAGTGCTACTATTGGCCTGATCGAAGTGTTAGATTTGTTTCTTCCCGAGGCATTGACCCGTGGGGGGAATCCTTTGACGAGCTAAAAGAAAATATGCATCAAATGGCAGAAGCTTTTCATAAGCCTGTTATAGAATGGAGGGATGAGTGGAATGATGAGTAGTTTAATGCTGTTTGTAATAGTAGTTCTAAGTATAACTGCATTTTTCTGGGCTACAGCTACCAGAAAGGCTAAAGAAAAGGGTGCTGAACACTGGAGCATGAGTAATGAAACAACAAAAAGATAAGCTGGATTATTTTTGTGTTTGTATAACTATATTATTTATAGCTATGATTATACTAGCACCTGGAGGAGCACTGCATTGAGCACAACAGTTTATGTAGTTTTAAACGAGAAAAAAGTTATAGGGGTATATACCCAATTTGTTTTTGCTCAGAAAATGGCAGAAGCGGGGTTTTCGGCCTCCGCCGAAACCGAAAACGGAACTAAAACAAGTAGAAAGCATATTATATATCCTGTTAAATTAGATCAGTTAGATTTCCATCTCTTGCATAAAGGATGGTTTGAAACCTTTTTAGAAGGAGAATAAAACATTATGTACACAGAAGAAGAAGTAGAGTATCTAATCGAAACCTATAGTAAAGCCACTGATAAACAAGAAATTTTATCAGATTTAAGTTCACAGCTGAATAAGACTAGAAGGTCTATAATTGGGAAGCTATCCCGACTTGGTGTTTACCAGAAGAAGGTATACCTGACTAAAAGAGGGGAAAATCCTATTACTAAGCTGGAATTAGTGCATAAACTATCTATAGCTATGGAAATCCCGTTGGAGAAGTTATCTGGATTGGAGAAAGCCCCAAAAGAAGTTTTAAAAGAGATACTAATAAAAGCAACAACATAACAACAACATAACAACAACATAACAACAACATAACAATAAGCTTGCTTGCTTTTGTGGTTATTTTCTTGCCTGCTTATGTTTATTTTGTTAAGCTAAAATTTGAGACATTATGCTAGAAATATTGTGTGTTGCTTTTGCAGTTTATTTTGAAGCCAGAGGCGAGCCAGCAGCGGGGCGGGACGCCGTTGCGTCCGTCGTTTGGAATAGAGTGGATCATCCCGAGTGGCCTAATAATGCTTGCTCCGTAGTGAGCCAGTTTAATCAGTTTGAAACATACCCCTTTGATATAGCTAAAATAACCGATGAAGATGCGTTTGTGGCTGCAATGGCCACCGCATCTTATACTGCCGATGAACCAACCGAGCACGTTTTATTTTTTGAATCCCACCCAACCAGTAAATTCCTAAACTATAAATATCTATATACTATAGGAAATCACGATTTTTATACTCTAAAAGATTGAAAAACAAAGGATTAAGTCGGTTTTTGTCTTTTTGTATTTAAGCGCCCCCTCTATGAGCTAGAAGAAACTTTCCGCAGAACGTAAAAATTATCCACAAGTCTTATTAGTATTGTTCCGGTTCACTTGAGCCCAGAAGGGTAATAATTGCCTTATTTAGCTTTAAATTTTTGTTTGTTTTTTGGGTAAAATGATGCCCAGTTAATTAAATCGGGCATTAGTAGGTTTTCTTTGCAATGGGGCAATTGCCATTGCGCAACCCGTGTAGACTTTAAACATGGATTACACAAGTGATTATCTTGCCCCGAGGCATGGTGCGTGGTCTACTGCATAAATTCGTTGCGTGTGCCTGTCGGGTGTTCCCACAACAACCCACTAACACCGCGCTCATTCCTATCGTCAGAGCGCGTGTTGTGTCTTGGTGAGAACAGCGACATCTTACGAATTGATGCACTAGTTGAAAAAAATTAGTGATCAGCTTGTTGCGCGGCTGCTCGTTGTTGTTAAAATTTATAATAATTATACACTACCGAGAGCAAAAAGTCAAGAATTGTTTTTGCCCAAGAGTAGAAAAAGTGGATTGAAATCCTTAATTTTTTTGAAAAAAAACCTCTTACGAGGCTCTTTTCCCTTCTAACATACTTCATACCTATTACCTTTCTTTAAGTTTTCTTCTGCTGTTAAATATTGCAGATTAGTCTCAACATGTAGCCCCGAAACGAGCTCACCTTGTAGGGGTATTATATGGTCTACATGGTGACCTTCGGGACAACTTAAATATATCTCTCTAATAGCCTCTTCATCTGACCAAGATACGGTTCGTTGTAGCTTTGCTGCTCTATACTTAGCATTGCTTGCCTTATATTTTTCGGGGTTTTCTGCTCTATACTTAGCAAGGTATGCCTTAACCTTTTCAGGGTTTTCTGCTCTATACTTAGCATGTCTTGCTTTCTCCTTTTCAGGGTTTTCTGCTCTATACTTAGCAAGGTATGCCTTAACCTTTTCAGTGTTTTCTTTATAATACTTAGCCTGTCTTGCTTTCACCTTTTCAGGGTTTTCTTTATAATACTTAGCCTGTCTTGCTTTCACCTTTTCAGGGTTTTCTTTATAATACTTAGCCTTGTATATAGCATTGCATTCTTTACACTGAGACCTCGTTCCCGATGGAGACCTTTTATCGGCCTGAAACTCTGATAGTTGTTTCACTTCTTTACACACTGTGCAGGGTCTAAAACCGAAAAAGAAATACAATTTTAGCCCAAGCGGTGTCCTGCTTCTTCTCGGTAGTTCTGTATACGATTTCGTCCAGGTACCTACTGTATGTCGGTCAACCCCTAAGTGCTCTGCTATAGCTTTTTGGCTTTCAAGCTCTATTGCCAGTTTGAAAAAGTCTACTGTAGTCATCTTGTGTTTAGAGGTTGTATATTCTCTTGACCAAGGGTAGCTTTCAATTAAATCATTTATATTTTTCATATTTTTCATATTTTTCAACTTTTGAGACTATATTATACGAGATTTGAGCAGAAATGTCAAGAAGTATTTTTTTGTTTAGGTCATAAAAAAGCCCCTAGCGGGGCTTGTTGGACTTATGATTTCCAGAATTTCCGAAACTTAATACCCGCTATTAAAAATAGCCATGCTATACATACAACAAATGTCTCATCGCTCCAAGAAGTAATAGACACACAAGGCGTCAAATAAATTTCTTTCGATGCTTTGTAGCAGTTATCCCACTCCGTCCCTTCGTACATAAATTCTCCTTATATTTTTATTAATATTCCTATTAGTAAGAATATTATGATTAAAAGCTCAAATGCCATTATAGTGTGATACCAAACCCATCGTGCCTGGTATATTTTTGAAATTTTAAAAGTTTCCTTTATATCTTCGGCTATTTTGTTTAATCCTTCTCTCATCTAGGTTTCGCCCCAAAATTAATCAATACACTAGCCTTATGAACAAACTCTTCAAGGGCATACACTTTAGATTCTAGTCTAGCTACTCTACTTTCTAAGTATTCAATCTTCTGATTTTGAGTTGCATCGGCAGGTAATGAACCTAACTCTCCGCGGGGCCACTTGGTTCGAAATTCGCTATTAAGTGCCACTTGCTCTCCTCTTTTTTCTACCATGTCAATACGAGAAGTAATCTCATAATATCCTACCATAGCTAATGCGGTAAGAACTATTAAAGATATTAAGTTTCTAAGTGGTATTTGAACTTCTGAATCTTCATTTAATTTTAACATTTAAAAGTTTCACACATTCTTCCTTCGGCACGTCTAGCCTGTAATTATTTGCTAGAAGATCCGCAAAATAAAGTAAGTATAATTTTCGCTGCTTACCTTTATAAAATTGTAGCTGAAGTCTGTAAGCCTCCAGCTCCATATGGAATCTATATCTTTTATTAAACAGATATTTAAATGGAAATGTAAACGGTTCCTTTTTCCATTGAATATAGTGTTGTGTCTCATGTGCAATTAAAGCCTTGTTGCCTTTCTGGCTAGGTCTAATAAAGCATACAAACAAAAGACTTAATGCATCAAAGTCTTTAGGAATAAACCAATTAGTGTAAATTATTTTCACCCTTGCTCGCTTTCAGGAGGTGGTGGGTAATCGTCCCATAAAAATCTGAATAACCAACTCATTTATTTTTCCTTTTCTTTTTACGTTTCTTCTTACAGCCTTGATAGTGTGCCATATACTTACACCTTTAAAATAGCAATACCTATTACTACTATAGCAGATATTACTACGCCTGCCAAAATCCCCATAGAGAAAACGTATTTTACTAATAACTGTAATACTTCGTCTTTAAATTCATCTGGAGTTTTGTTTAGTTTTTCTTTAGCCCATTTAGTGTGGAAGGGCAGTACATTATTTACTGTTTTTTGTTCCATAGTTCAAAAAGTACCTTCACTTTCTCTTTCAAAGTGTCTAGCTCTGCGTGCATTTTAGCAAGAACCACCACTAATGTGATAATACCTACAAAGATCGGCCAAGCAGTATTGATAACTGTTAGTGCATCATTCAAGGTTATCTCCTACGCAACTACCTCCACAACTTCAGGAGATTAAAGAGGGTTGGGGGCGGGAGATAAGGTAATCCCGCCCCCAAGGCAAGGTGTGAAGCCCGTTATTGTGGGATGTAATATATGGGTCTAACTCACAAAACTCCTGCCGGAACTACTATAATTACAGGAGAGCCTATAATTAGAAAATATACTAAATATACTTACTGATTATAATCTTCCTTTAAAAAGTATATGTTGCAAGGACGTCTCCTCTGACCTGAATTTAGTGCCTAGGCCACATTATTCTTATGTATTTCTAAGGACACATATACTTATTAAAAGAAGGTCGCTTAATTTAGGTAAAGCGACCAGAAAACCTCTCTTAGTTTCGTCGTCCGGTAGACTTAGAGCAGTCCTTGGGTCAGCCGCTTGCTTATGCCGTCACGCTGACTGTGACTGGGCCAGCTATTGTTTACTCCGTCTCGGCTGGCTGTGACGCACTAAGGGTGTACTGACCTTAGATTTTTTAATAAGGGTTAAGCTATTTCCCTCACTTCTTCTCAACCTTTTCGGCCCTAAGACGCCTATTCCAGTTCTACCGAAGAAATGCCTCGCATCTGTACTTGATGCTTATCTCATGTTAGGATACATGTGCAAACCACGCGTCGATGGAATTGCATCACGTTCCGTCGTCTCTTAGCAATTGTTAGCAATTTTCGAGACATTAGAAGAATTG